TGCAGATTGCTTGTCTGCGAAGGGGAGATATGTTCGAGATTCTACTTTATACGAGTGACCAGCCCCTCGTCTATATTTCTGTGAAACAAACCCGCCGTTGTCCATCATGTACGCTGCGGCATCGTTAGTCATTTGCCTGAAGAAGCTGCCCATAAACGACCCGAACGTGCCTTCATCCTGAACCAAAACATATGGAGTATCTTCTCCCGGTTTCAAAGCTCCGGCCTTCAGCAAAGACAGAACCATATCGACATTACTGGACGAATGATTCCTACCTCCCTGCTTTGCATACGCAGCATTGTTTGTTATGTAGGATTTATTCATGTGGCTGTTAAATATGGTAGCCATCTTTTCTTCATCAACGGTAAAACCGTAGTCATTGATCAGGGAGTTTAGTCCGGTTACAGCAGTGGATGTGTGAGCATCAGCCCAGTGCGTATAGGCTAAAGGACCACCGTCTGCACCGTTAAGAAATGTTGTGCTGAATTTACCGTTACCGTAGGAGACGATTCCATCTGATCGTGTGTAGTCAGCGTCATGGGTGAGCCCTTTAATTAGCCCGATACCGCCAATGAACGCTGTGATTGGATTCAAAAAATTGGCTATACTTGTTGCAGTAGCCGCAGTTGACGTGCTACCCAATACAGCGGCGGCATTTGCTACAGCGGCACTTGTGGCAAGGGCTCCAGTAAGAGTTGGATCTTTGAAGAAGTCATCTAACTGTGTAGCAGCGTTTATTACTGTGACTGCGTTGCCCGCTAATTTAGCGATATCGCTCTGAGAACCCGGTATACTTCCCAGATCAGTGTAATTTTCCAAAAGAAAATTCATGCTTCCGTAGGCTTGTGCCGCAGATTTCAAAGAAGGATCATCCACAAATGCAGCTACGTCACTCACAGCCCCCGCATCTAAAAGAAGTCCCGACAGGTTGGGAGACAACTTTGCAAGGTCAGAGCCGGGTTTAAAGCCTATGTTTTCAAACTTTTCAGAGGCTGTATTTAGACTTTCTAAAAGAGCTTCAGCGTTTGTCAAAGACGGATTTTCGTAGAAGTTGAGGGTTTGCGATATTGCGTCATAGGCTGATTTGCCCATACTGCCATACCCATCAAAATTATCTTTGAAAGACTCAAGATTCGTTAGATCTATTTTACCAAGTAAGTCTTCGAAGCCAGATGCTATACCCTTAAAAAACATCTCCATGTATTCAGGAGTGCCGAGCTCCGGAAGCATGTCTTTCTCTAAGAGGAATCCGTAATTTAATCGGGGGACAACATCTTCAAGTTTTAGTTTGGCGTTGAACTCAGGGAGTTCGAAGCCTAGTTCTCTAAGATCTATGTCTAAACCAAAATCAAACTGATCGAAAAAGTCCGTTCCATCGCCTTTGAACTTGATGCTTCCATCTTCTCCGAACTCAAAGTTATCGTAGAAGTCCATGACTTGTCTACGTTCGAAGAGGCGTTGGTCTCGCCGTGCTTTACGTCTAATTTCAAACCAAAGGTCATCATCGGGGCGTGTGAAGTCACCAAACGGCCCTTCGTATTCAAACAATCCGGGTGAGTCTACAGTAGGCGACTCAACAGCAGAGAAATCTAGTTCAGGAGACTCGACAGCATCAAGATCCGGGGTGCTCTGATCTGTAGGGAGCCCCGTCGTTAAAAATGAGTTCTCAAGTTCTGTTTGTGACATTCTCTTGTTTCATAACTGCTGCGTGATCAAGTCTCAACTTCAGGAGCATTTCCAGTAAAGCCGCTTTCCCCTGCAGTTGGCGCAACTCCGGTTCCGATTGTGCCATCACCAACCCCCGAATTGTCAGTTGGTGGAGGTCCTTGAGGTACGCCTCCAGCCCCTCCCATGCCTGTTGGTTGCTGACCAGCGGGGCCACCTTCCGGGCCTGTTCCTTGTTGAGCATTTTGTAGTCCTTTGAGCATTTCGGCGTAGAGTGCGGCCTCGTCCATATTGTTGACCAGACTATCAGGATCAATGTCCTGAGATATCGCAAGCTCTCGCATCAAGTTAGGTAGTTTGATGAACGGAGCCAACATTGGGTTAGCTACCGTCTGCAACAACGCTGTAAGACGCTGTGTGCGTACCTCCTTCTGCATGACTGCTGCAGCACCGCGAGGCTTGATCTCCAAGTCCCCTACAATGTCCGGAGCGTCATCGTTGAACTGCATATTCCACTGAAAGTATGCTTCTCCCAAAGGCTTCAACATGAAGTCGTCAATGTTCTTAATTACTGTTTTCATAGACAGGCTGGCAGAGCCTAGCAGCATCGACAGACCCGCTGCCGTGCGCCCTGTGCCCGTAACGCCTGTTTGCCCGTGCATAATAGACGGGATACCTGTCTCTTCGTCGGCAAGCTGACGGGCGATCTGATACATCTGGATGTTCTCACCAGCCGTGTTGGGGAACTTCAACCCGTTGATTGCTGTCCCTGTAACTCCCGACTGTCGTCGGAAGATCTTTCCGGGGAAGATATCGAAGTTCTGTCCGGGAACCAGAGCCGCCTCGTCTACGTCGAACACAAGGTTGCCAGCGAGAGCAAGGTTGTCAATCGCCATACGCATGTGACCGTTCATCAGCATCTGTGCGTCTTCCATGTTCTCAGCCACGCCAACACCAAAGATGTTGTACGGGTTGACTTCGAACGGCATGGCGCAGTACGGAATACGCGCCGGAGTAAACGGGTTCAACACACAGCGTAGAACGCGAGGACCGCAGACCCAAGCATTGATCTGAAGCTGGTCAAGATCGTCCATGCCAGCCGGAATGTCCATGCCAATCTCTTTGGCAAAGTACGCATCAAGTACGCCCCAGTATTCTAGAACCTCAAAGCGATTGTCTTGATATGCAGGGTCATTCTCATCGTTGCGGACAGTATCCTCGTAATACTTGTCCGTGTAGTTCGGACCGTTAGCAATAACATCGGCAAGAATTTCTTTATCAAAGAATGGACGCTGCTGTAGCGCACGTAGCTGTTGGCGGTTCATACGGTGACGCTGAATGACGTACTCTGCGTCCTCTAGGCTCGTAGCAGAGGGGTCTGGGTGAAAGTCCCACACAGATACAGCTTCGATACGGGGCACAACCTTCTCGAACGGGCTGTACACACGCTCTCCCTCTTCGTCTCGTTGCCAACGGCACACTGTCTTCTGAAAGTTGAGAGGACCCTTGACGATGCCTGTCCCGAACAGTGCTGACTCGAACACAGCAGTACGCATGACGTTGACTGCGTTAGAATCGAGAAGCTGATCGTGGATGTGCTTTTCAAGACGACGGGCTGCTTCAGCGGCAGGAGAGATCTGAGGCTCTCCAATACGGGCTTTGCCCTCACGCAGAGGAAGTCCGGCATACTCGTCCTTGAGTCCACCAAGAAAGTTTTCAGACTCTACAGCTTCTGTGCCGCCGGGAGGTATCTCCCGACCATCCCCGTCAAACCCGAATGGATCTGGTTGGGGTTGAGCCTGATCAAGGGGCGTTTCCATATGTGCGAACTCAGCAATCCCTTCTGGGACAGGTGTGTTCTCAACTGTCAGCGGAAACTTCTTGTTAGCGAACAGGATATCAACGATCTGACCGTATGCTGCCAAGACCTTTGTCTTTGTTATTTTCAGAAAGACTTTCGAACGTTCGGAATCGCGGTACTGCGTCGTCCCGTCGTTAAAGTTGCCCCGAAAGTTCTTGTAGGCTTGCAACCAGCGTTGCTCGTGGTTGTAGCGGCCCGTCTCCGCAGAGCGGAACCGTTCCTGTATCAAACCTGCAAGTCCGGGGGCTATCTCTTCAGCGTTGTCAATCACATCTGGTTGATCGTCACCAGATGGCATCATATCCTCGTCCATAGTGGCCCCTTTGGATTAGCCGTAGATGCTGTGATCTTCAGCCTGTTTCATAATACCTGTGTCAGTAGGCTTGGTCTGCTTCTTAGGCATGTCCTCAGTGAGAACGCCTTGTGCAGTTTTCGTATCAAACTCTAGTGATTCACGGTACAGTTGGGTTTCGCCTACGTTTTGATCAACAGACTGTTTGTCTTGACCCATAATGTAGCCCGCACCATAATTATAGTTATTACCCGGCATTTTGTCTACTCCTATTTTGACATTAGTGCATCCATTTGGGCAGATGCAGCCCTTGTTCCTCGCTCTGGGCGAGTTATTTCTTCTACTTGACGAGAGAGTTCTCCCGGTGCAAGCCCCAACGGGCCTGAACGTTGTTCGGCAGTCGGTTCTGTTTGTCCCATTAATCTTACAACATCTTCAACGTCTCCTGTTGTGGGTAGGGGAGGATCAAAGGGACCTAAAAGAGCACGACCTCCTTCTTCTATAGATTGTGCAGTACGAACGGCTCCTAAAATGGGACGACCTTCTTCAAAAGCCCTTTCTGCGGATTCTGCTTTTTCTATTGAAGCTGATACGCCCGCTGCAGTGCCAACGAAAGGAATTGCTTTTTGTACAGGCGGGGGGAGTTTATCGAACGCATTTTTAAAAGCTGCTATGCCTCTATCTAGTGTTTCGCTTCGCGCCTGTTTTTCAGCGGCGACGGTTTCAGCCTTTTTCTCTTGTTTAACTTGTTGAGTTGCCTGTTGTCGAGTTGCGCGTTCACGAGCCAACCGCAACGCTTCTTCTTCAGTAAGTTCAGGCTGCTCTAATGCGAGGCGGCGACGTTCCCTCTCTAGTTCATCGGCTGCAAGCCCCGCCTCTTCTCCACGCTTACGAGCTTCTTCAATCCCAGCTTTAAGTTTTTCATTGGCCTCTTCTGTTACAAGACGAGTGTTTTCCATTTCCTCCGGCGTTGCTGGTCTTGGTCGGAAGTCCCCTTCAATGTTTTGTTCTCTTTTAAACTTCTGAACGGGAGTGATTACGTTGGTGTCAGTATAACCCGGAATATCTATCCCTGCTGCTTTGGGTAAAGCGTTAAGAGTTTCAATGCTATTTACTTCTGCAATAAGATGTTGATTAGCAAGCAGAGCTTTTCCTTCGGGGCCTACATCTCCCTCATAGTAGATATCGCTAATATAGTGCTTGTCACCTACTTCTGAAATACCTTCAGCCAAGCCAGCCCCAGAGTGTCCCATTATTTTATCTGCGATTGCACCGTATCCAAGTTGACGTGCGATAATAGATGGAACAAACTTACGAAGTTCGGCAACACCAGAAAACTTCCTTCCCAAAACTTTCACTAACTGTTCGTTGTCATTGAAGAAACGAGACATAGGTCCCGGTTTGGTAGCAGTACCCGTAGCGGCACTCATATCTCCTGTTGTAAGCTGTTTTACCTGACCCTTCGCGTTCGTCGTAACGAATAGCATATTATCACCCCGTTGTTGGGCGAGATTTGCTTGATGACGAAGCACTTCGGCTGCAGGTCCTTGAACTTCTAGGAAGGGTCGTGTTTTAACTGGACGACCTCCTTCTCCCCGCGAAAATTGTGATATTTCTGCAGTTAATATTTTAGAACCATCATCACGAGATACTTCTATAAACTCAATTTCATCGGTTCTTAAATTAGCAATTTCACCCGGACGAATTGGAATGAACATGTTTGTAAGAACCGCAGCTTTTGCTTGAGGGTCTTCAATCTCGGCAATCGCTGACAACATTCCCTTGAAGGTAATTTTAGCTTCAGGGACTCGCGCCATTTTTTTAGTCCTGCGACGCTGGTCGCCCGTGAGGTTATGAAAACCCTGTTCCTTACCGTGTGCAAACGGCTCTTTTAGGTATGTCGGGGCAAAGTTTCTTTCTCTAGATGCCGTTTCTAGACGTTTCCATAGTGACTTTGTGTCCTTGAACGGCTCTCCTCCGCCTTCGATGTCATACTGGTCTGCAATCTTTTTAATAGAACTTTCTTCTTCAAGAATAGTCAGGGGTAGATCAGAAGAGAATCCTATCTTATTTAGAGTCTTTTCAAGATTACCGATATTATTCTTCATAGAAGCTGTTGTTGCTTTATGCACACCAAGTTCGATAGCCTCACCAATCGTAAGTGTTTTATTAGCAAGTTTTTCGTAAAGTTCTTCCATACCTTAGTACCCGAACGTCGAATCCATCGGCTGATACACACGGTCTTTGATGCCGCGAAGCTGATTGTTGATTGTTGCGTATCCTGATGTTCTCGTCATTAGCATATATCTCAGTGCGTCGTAGGCGTGGTCTTCAGCCTTTGTGTCTACGTCTTCGCTGTTGTTCTTAGACAGCGGAATACCTGCCAGTTGTTTGATTGTGTTCTGACAGGTTTTAAATATCTTCATACGGGGTTCGTTGGTGTACGGATCATCCGACAGACGACGGTGAACCTCCATCTTACCCGCTAGACGGTTCCGGTCAGAGGGTGTCCACCTCACGCCGCACCGTATCATTGTTTCTGCAATAGACGGGCCAAGCCCAGTCTTGTTCCAACAGGAGGAGTCAAGCACCGTGTAGTGTGGTGGCTGATCGTCTGCCTCCATCTCCATGATACGGCTGGCAAGCTGTTCGCCTGTCATACCCTTGCCGTACAGTTCACGGTAGACCCAGATGTTGTTGTCCCAGTCGATTGCGCCCCACAGGACACATGACGGAGAACTGTAGCCGTAGTCAGCGGCTCTGATGCGAGGCCAGTTGGTTGGCAACTCTACGGGATCAACCACGTGGCGAACCCTGCTGAACTCTGGGAACGCTGCACCTTCGGCAACGTCCCAGTCCCCATCGAGGAGACGCTTGCGCTCTACCTCTGGGAGGGAGCGTAGCATCGCCTCGTACTGTCCGTCCGCCATGAGGTATGGGTTGTCGGTCAGACGTGCGGGGATAAAGCGACGATAGAACAGAGGCTCTCCCTCTTTCTCGTGACCAACAGGCCACACGAACGGTTTGCCTGTTTCGATATCTATTGCCGGATATGTTGTGTTGTGCGGTGCTGCGTCGATGTACATCTTCTTGACCCACCAGCCTCCTACCCCACCGGGGTTGGCTGTGCAACGCATGGAGAGTTGCCCCATGAGTTCCGGATCAGTCGTACGCAGACGAGAACGCAGATAGTCCCACACGTAGGGGGACGGGTATTGTGTTATCTCGTCGATGCCTATCCACGCAAACGCTTGACCCTGAAAGCGGGTAACGTCACGGTCTTTTTCTAGATAGGTGAACCAGAGAGTTGCCCCAGAGGGGAAGTTCCACGTTGATTTGGATTCACGGAACACTGCACCGGGGAACGCTTTCGTGTACAGTTGTTTTGATTTGTCGATAAGCTCTGTTAGCTCGTCTAGAGTGCGACGGAGCAGAAGCCCACGAAAATTAGAATTATGACAATAACGAAGGGGGTCCGCAAGGAGGGCAAACGACTTACCTCCGCCAGCCGCTCCGCCATACAGGACATCTTGCTCTGGAGCCGAGAGGAAATCAAACTGAGGGCCATCGTTAGGCTTAAATACCACCTCAGAATCTTCAACGAGATCTCGAACTGATTTAGGTAGGCTGTCGATCTCGCCTTGATCGATAACACGTGACTTTTCACCGTTGAGAGCATTTTCGACATTCTTTGCTGCTTTCTTCTGTTCACGAACAACTTGACGGTAGCGTTTGGCTTGGCCTTCTAGTTTGTCCGCTTTCTTTGCATTACGGCGTATTCTCTTTTGAGTTTCACGGCGGGCTGTTTCTGCACGGGAAAGATGGTACGATGCTTTCGGGGCACCGGGCTCTTTCTTAGGTCGCCCACGTGGACGTTTGGGCGGAGTGGGATTCTCATCATCAGTCACGGCTGGGGGTGTAGTTGTCTGGATCTATTTTAAGGGCACGTTCACGAATTTCTTCTTCTTGTTCTTTACGTTGCTTTTGTTGACGCTTGTACATATCGGCTCCTTGTTCAGGAGTGCCTCTAGTGATAGTCCCACCAGTAGGGCGGGGCATGGGACGCTTCGGTCGATCTCCGGGGCTGTTGTAATAGGTTTTTCTATCTGTCATTTTGGCTTCTCACTAGATGATTGAGCAGGTCTTGGCTGTTGAAGGCCTCCTTTATCTTTATATTTTTCTTTGATTTTTTTATCTGCCTCATCCATTTGTTTGATGACATCATCAAGTATGGAAAAATCTGTAGGTTTTCTTGTCATGTTTACTCCACCGTTATTTCCTTTTTAGGCGGCAACAGAACTACGCCGTGTACTGCCTGTACATTATGGTTAACTGTTTCTTGTTTGCCGAGTCCAACACGGTTCAACAGGGCTTCAGCAGCCCGTAGACGCACTTCGGCGCGTGGTTCGCTGCCATCATCGTCTATTGTTGCAACTATCCGGTTGACGGCCTTTACTGCGTGTGCTGCCATGACGTGTTTGCTGCGTTCGATGATCTCGTCGGACAACCTATCGCGCAACCATTTGGCAGAACCCTCTGCATAGCCCGCAGCTACGGCTGCAGCCTTCGTGTTGCCGCCGTTGTCGAACAACTCGTCGAGGAACTTTTCCTGTTTCTCG